GCAAGGCTTTGTCGATTTTTTATTAGGTGGTTCAACACTAGCTAATAGGTTATTGGTGGAGTGGGATGTATATATATACGATGTTAACCCTCATGGTAGAGCATATGGTAAAGAGCGTTGGTCAGAGAATGATACTACTAATACGGATCTAAACAGAGCATGGGACGGTGTACCTAGTGGAACCGCCGTAGCTGATATTATTACTGCTATCGGAACAGATTTATCAGGCCCAATCAAGGCTATGATAGACTATCATGGTAACTTCCAGGCTACTACACCTTTTGGTGCGTTTTATGACTCTAGCAACCCTTATGATGTAGACTTCAAGACTAGAATGGGTACTAAGGTTACAGGAACCTACCCTTTCTATGGAGACAACGTAGGTGGTACATCTGGTGAATGGGCTTTAAATGAGGGTGCTTTATTCGCCCCTACACAAGAAGCCGAGTACTACCCAGATGGCCATCCCATCATTGCTACTATGTACGACAGTCAAGGGCAAGCTGTAGCTGAAACCTTGGATGAAATGAGGTTAGAAGAAGTAGGTACTTATGCGGTATCTGGTGATGTAACAATTACTTCTACACCCAATGCTTCTTTTGAGGTAGCAGGTAGTAGTGGAATAATCGGTGATCTAACAGTTACCTTAACACCTAATGCTACAGTAGCTTACAACGTAAACTCAGTGATTTCTGGTGATGTAACAATTACATCTATACCTAATGCTACTTTGGATTACAACGTAAACTCAGATATATCTGGTGATGTAACAATTACATTAACATCTAACTCAGCGTTAGAACATAATGTGAATGCTACTATAACTGGCGATGTAACAATTACAGCTATACCTAGTGCAGCGTTAGAAGTTTCTGGAAGTAGTGGAATATTTGGTGATGTAACAGTATCCTTAACACCTAATTCATCTCTTAACTACAATCTAAACGCAGATATTTCTGGTGACATAACAGCTACACTCACTCCCAACTCAACATTAGCATTTTCTAATGGAAACGAACTAGTTGGTGATGTAACAGTTACACTTACTTCAGACTCTACTCTAGAGTTTAGTAATAACTTTGCAGTTATCGGTAATATACCTATTTCATTAACACCTAATGCAACTATGAGTTTTGCTGGTGGAAATGGTATAGAGGGTGATATAACTTACACCATAACTCCAGCTTCTGCACTTGATTACACTAAAAACGCTGAAATAGTAGGTAATATAACTTATAACTTAACACCTACTTCTTCGTTAATCTTTGAGTTTGCTTCAGTTATCTCTCCGGTTAAAAACCTAGAGGTCTTGAACGCATCTACGATAGTTCTAGATGTATACGTTAATATTTAATGAAGGATAAGATATGAAGTGGACTTATGACGATTCCAACGACAGTTTTGCAATAAATGTTGGAAAGTTTACCGCTCCAAGGGGAATAGATGTAGCTGATATAACTGAAGCTGTTTACATGGTTAAGTCTACTAAATTAGACACTGATGTATCAGCTTTAGCCTCGCTAACACTTGGTAGTGGTTTAACTATACTCGAAGGTGCAACAGAAACTGATGCTCAAATCAAAGTGAAGTTTAGTTCTTCAGATTTTGGTGTTGGTAAATTAGAAATTGGAAATAGGTACTATGCTGGCTTTGGTATAAAAACCTCAACCATGACTAAGTTCCTAGAGGTAAAACTAGTTGATGATAGACTAGAGATTGCTCAAGACTTTATTCACGATTAAACGAATAAAAGCTTGACTTTTGAAATTACCTGTAGTATATTACGCTTAATGATGTGGAGGTCATATGGCTGTTAAGCTTGCCCCTGCATCAAGAAAGCAGGAAATGTATGTAAACTCTACCGCAACTATCACTGTATTTGGTGGTGCTGCTGGTAGTGGTAAATCTTATATGGGTCTTATGGACTTACTTAAGTGGGTTCATCTACCGTCATTTCGCGGTGTTGTATTTAGACGTACTACCCCTCAGTTAAAGGGTGTTGGTGGTATGTGGGACACGGCACAAGAGATGTATGGAGAATTATTCCCTAAATTACAAGTAGCATCTAAAGATAGTAAAATAACGTTTCCATCTAAAGCTCAGATTATGATGAAGCATATGGAGCACGTTAAAGATAAATATAATATCCAAGGATGGCAAATATCCGAAGCACTTGTGGATGAAGCTTGTCAGTTTGAAGAAGAACAGATTATGTATATCATATCTCGACTTCGTAACACAAACGAAAAAGACTTTCACTCTCACCTTAAAATGACTTGCAACCCAGACTACGATTCTTTCTTAAGAGTATGGCTTGAAAAAGCAAAATACTTAGACAAAGAGGGTTTTCCTATTGAAGAACGTTGTGGGGAGTTAGTTTATTGTGGTCAGATAGCAGGGGCAATGGAGTTTGAACAATCTTTAGAAGAATGGAAAGAGAAACATCCTGCATCTACACCAATGACCTTCAGGTTTATTAATGCTACTTGCAAAGATAACCCTGTACTTCTTGAAATGGAACCAGATTACTTATCTAAACTAGAAAACTTACCTAGAGTAGAATGTGACCGTTTGTTACATGGCAATTGGTACGCTCGTGAAGAGGCATCTGGTTATTGGAAAAGAGAATGGTGTGGTGATCCTATATCACTTTATCAAGTTCCAAAAGGACTTAGAACTGTTCGTAGTTGGGATATGGCAGCAACCTTACCATCGGAAGTATATCCAGACCCAGACTTCACAGTAGGTCTAAAGGGTTGTGTTGATGCAGAAGGTACTGTTTATATTCTAGATATGAAACGATTTAGAGATAGACCCGCAGGGGTCATAGATAAGCTTTTAGAGGCTGGTATAGAAGATGGACAGGATTGTACCATCACTATCCCAAAAGACCCAGGAGCTGCAGGAAAGTCTGCTGCTGACCATGTAACTTCTAAGTGCTTTGAAAATGGATTCACTTGTAGACAGAAACAAACAAAAACTGGTAAAGATAAACGATTCGAACCAGTTGCTGCTTTAGCTGAAAATAATATGATTAAAGTAGTAAAAGGTGATTGGAATAAGTTATTCCATGATGAACTAGAAGCTTTTGGTTCTAATAGAGGCCATGATGATGTGGTTGATACTTTAGCAGATTTAGTTCACGAGTTATGTCAAAGAAGAGCTATTCCAAGTTTTTCTTGTCCAGATGGGTTAGTAAAAAGCAACCCGTTCCAAATAAATTAAGGAGTTGATCTTTGTCAATTAATCAAAATCCAACAGACGTAAAACTCCTTTCGGATGCTGCTAGGGTTGTTATGCCAGAAATAGGTAGCAATGGACTAGCTAACCCAATGGGTCTTATACGAGATGATTTCTACACAGAGTTGGAATATCCTCTAGCTGCAAAAACATTTAAAAACATGACGTATCACCCAACAGTATCTTCAGCTATAACAGTTATCGAAGATACTATTCGCAGGGTAAAGTGGAAAGTAGAACTTCCAGAAGATGCAGACGATACAATGAAAGAGCGTACAAAGTTTATTGAATCTTGTATGCACGATATGGACAGACCTTGGAGTGATTATATTCAAGAGTTCTTATCCATTATAATTTACGGTTTCTCCATTAACGAGAAGGTTTGGAAAAGACGTAAAAGAAAGAATCAAAAGTCTAAGTTTGATGATGGTTTATTTGGTTGGAAGAAATTACCTGCTAGAAACCAAGCATCTATTAAACGTTGGGTTTGGGATGAAGATGGTAGAGACCTTATAGGTGTTGTCCAAGATATATCACTAGTTAAAGGTGGTTCATTAAGATATAACCCTTCTGGTTCCTTAGTTGGTATTCCAAGTAATAAGTTCCTTCACTTTAGACACAATGCACAACTTGATAATCCCGAAGGTAATTCTCCACTTAAACAAGTATTTATACCTTGGAGTTATTTAACTACTATCGAAGAATATGAAGCTGTTGGTATTAGCCGTGATATGAACGGTATGCCAATGATTAAATTACCACCTGAATATATGTCTGCTAACGCTTCTGAAGATAAGAAAGCTGTTTTCGAATATATGAAGACTGTAATAAGAAATATTAATGCTAATGAACAATCCGGTTTAGTATTTCCTAAATTTGTTGATCCAGATACTAAAGCTGATGCTTTTGAATTTGAATTAGTAGGTACACAAGGGAGTAAAAGTTACGACACTGATGCAATTATAAGACGATACGAGCAGAAAATCTTAATGACTTTCTTAGCTGATGTACTACTCTTAGGTCACAGTAACGTAGGTTCTAATGCTCTTGCATCTGAAAAGTCAAGTCTTTTAGCAGTTAAAGTAGATTCTATACTAACTCAAATAACAGACGTAATCAACAAAGATCTTATTCCACATACTTTTAGAATGAACGGATGGGATGATGCAATAACTCCAACAATATCTAATGAAAGCTTTGAAGATACATCACTTGATGAAGTTGGTAAGTTAGTTCAGAGAGCAGTCTCTGTTGGTGCAATGGAAGTTGATAAGAGTTTATCTAACAAGTTAAGAAGTCTTATAGAAGTTCCTACAGCAAACCCAGATGAACCTATCGACATTATCAACCCAAACAATAACAGTAAGGGTGGAGAGGGTATGAAAGAGGGTGATCCTTCTGGTACTGGAAAGGCACAAGGTAATAATAGTGCTACTAATTCTGACAATGCGAGTTAATTTAATATGACAGATACAAGAAATGATTTACTTAAAGCTTTTACCGAATTATTGGAGAAAGCTATAGGTGATCCAAATCAAGATGTAGAAGCTGAGATTGTCCATGAGGTAGTTACTAAAGCTGTTCAAGTAGAGCAAAGAAAAGCTCTGTTTGTAGTTCTAGAACCTTGTGGTATAGACAATCCAGACTTACACGGTGACATCTACAGTGAAGAAGAAGTCCAGAAGGCATGTGATAGCTTCAATAGACACTGTGGACAAGCTAATGTTCAACATCTTATCCAAACTGAGAAAGCTGAGATTAATGAGTCCTACTGTACTCCTGTGGCGTTTACGCTTGATACAGGAAAGTTTATTCAGAAAGGTACTTGGCTACAAACTTGGTATTTTCCAGAAACTGAAACAGGTGAATTCTTGTGGAAGAAAGTTAAGTCTGGGGAATTTACAGGACTAAGTATCGGCGCAACAGCAACTACCGAGGATTTAACAGGTGAGTGAAGTAAAACGTAAACTAACGAATATAGATTTTAGTAAAGAGGGTGCTCATGTAGCTCTAGTAGATAAAGCTGCTAATGGCCATGATGTACTTGTTATAAAAGCTCTCGATACTGAAGAAATTAATAAAGCTGAAATTCAAGTAAAAATGGATGTAGTGAACTTCTTAACTACGTTCTTCAACTTATGGTCATTCGAAGCAGCTACTTTAGCTGAAATTTTCGGAGTAGACACTGAGTATTTTGATGATGAATTCAGGTTTGAAGAGTTTAACTCTATTGGTGCTTCTGAAGTAACACTTCTTAAGTCTGCTAGTAAAGTTGAAAAGACTGAGGAATCCCTCGTCGATTATATAGGTACTCTAGAAATGGAAGACCTTAACACTCTCAAGGCATTTGCCGAGGGATTTAACACAACACTAAAGGAACATAGAGATATGACCGATATTAATAAAGCTGCTGAGATTCAAGTTGATCTCGAAAAAGCAGTAGAAGAAAAAGAAGTTATTCAGAAAGCTCTAGATGAAGCTAAAGAACAACTTGTCGAAATCACTAAAGCAAAACAAGAAACTTTGAAAACTGAGTATCTTGAAAAAGCTAAAGGTTTTGGCGCAGAAACTGAAGACCTGGGTTTGGCAATGGCAGATATTGCTGCATCTGAATCTGGTATGACAGTACTCAAAGCTTTGGAAGACGCTCATAAACGTCTAGACGAAGTTGTTGAAAAAGAAGCAGGGTTCTCTGGCAAAGCTGTTGAAGGCGAACCAGAAGAAACACCTATTATGAAAGCTATGAAAAACAAATACGACAACAAAGCGTAAAGCTAGGAGATTTAAATGTCATTAATCGCTACTGAAACTGCTCGTCTGAGCAATCTTGTAAAACACGAAGAAGGTGGTCAAAATTATACCTCTCGTGACGAAGTAACCATCTTGAGCGGAGAAACCGTAAATGTTGGTTCCGTATTGGGTAAAGTAACCGCCTCTGGTAAATACATTCTGTCTGATGCAGATGCTGTTGACGGATCACAAGTAGCTTCCGCTGTTTGTCTTCAAAACCTTGGAACTGTAGGAGCTGACACAGCTTGTATCGTAATTGTACGTGATGCAGTTTTGAACAGAGAAGCTCTTGTTTGGGATGCTGCTAACGATGCTGCTGAAATTCTTGCTGCTGAAGCTGAACTAAAAACTGCTGGTATTCTAGTACGTGACGGTCAAGCTAACTATACTTTCGACGTATAATATAACTAATAATTAAGGAATAAAATAAAAATGTCAAATGTAATTACTCTAGGTGATTTCAATAAATTCACCGATCTGACCGATGAGATTCAATTCGTACCTAATAAATGGACTCGTATTGGTGATCTAGGATTGTTTACTCCTCGCGGAACTTCACAATTGTCTGTAACTTTTGATCGTGTTGAAGGTCAATTGTCTGCTCTAGAAGCTCGTCAACGTGGTGTTAACCCTCAGTACGGTTCTAACGAAATCGTTAAAACCATGAGCTACGCTACATACTTCTACCCAGCAAACGATAAAGTCGCTCCTGAAGATATTCAAGGTCGTCGTCGTCCTGGTTCTGCTAACGAAACTGATATGGTTTCTGAAGCTGTTATGCGTAAGTTGGAAAACCTTCGTAAATCCCACGCACAAACTCGTGAGTACATGGAAGTTCAAGCTATTAAAGGCAACATCCAAACTCCTGGTGGCGTAGCTACTTCTTTGCATACTGACTTCGGTTTCACTTTGAAATCTGTTGACTTTTTGCTAGGTACTACTACTACAGATATCGACGCTAAAATCCGCGAAGTTATCCGTCACATCGAAGATAACGTATTCTCTGGTGGTAGCATCGGTGGTATTCGTATTATGGTTTCTCAAGAATTCTTCGACGCTTTGATCGCTCACGATAAGATCCGTGAAGCATATCTGCATTACCAAGCTAACAACCAAGTTGGTGGCGGTCAAGTTCTTCGTGACGACCTTCGTCGTGAATTTAGACATCAAGGTGTTATCTTTGAAGAATATCGTGGTTCTATCACGCTTCTAGATGGTACTGTTGAGCGTATGATTGCGGCTTCTGAAGGTCACGCTTTCCCAACAGGTGTTGATGGTATGTTTGAGACTTGGTTCTCACCAGCTCACCACATGGATTATGTTAACACTGTAGGCGAAGAAGTATACTCTTGGTCTATCCCTGCACCAGATGGTAGTGGTATTGAAGTATTCAGTCAATCAGCTCCTCTTGCATTGTGTAAACGTCCACAAGCTCTAGTTAAAGTACTAACAAGTAACTAAGTTTAAACCTAGCATACAAGGGGTCTTTATGGCCCCTTAGTGCTTATTCAAAGAGGATATTATGGCATTCCCTCAAGACCCTCTTAATCCTGACGATTGTGCAGTTGACAGGGTTAGAATACTAGTTGGTGATATTGATTGCTATGACGTAGAACTGTCTGATGATCTTTATATATACTTTTTAGATAGTAACGAACAAAACGAAAGTAAAGCTGCGGTACAAGCACTAAAAGCTCTTGTAGCTAAATATGCTAAAGGAATGGAAGAAATAGTTGGTGATGTTGAGGTTAATTTCAAACAGAGATATGAAGGTTATGTTGATCTGTTGAAAAAATACCTTAAAGACCCTAGCTATGGTTTGATGGGTACAATTAATCTTTACGCTGGTGGCTTAAGCTTCTCAGAAAAACGTTCAGATGAACTTGATACTGATCTAAAAACTTCCCCCTTCGCTGTTGGTTCTTCCCTTAAAAGAGGAAAACTAGCGTACCAAGCCCCTTACTACAAAGATACAAACAACATAAACAATATAGGATAATAATTTGCCTAGTGTAAAAGTTAATGTAAAAATTAAATCAGATATGAAAGGCTTACATAAACTGAGAAAAACATTAGGTAAACAAAAATCTCAAATTGCTGAAGTCGGTCATTTTGATAATAAACAACATTATATCGGTGATGAAATATCAATCGCAAGTATATCTTTATTGAACCAAGTAGGTACAAGTAAGATTCCTCCGCGACCATATATGCAAGTTGCCCTAGAGAGTCCGGTTTTTATAAAAGCTTATAATAAGGCTGTTATGAATATAGCAAAGAATCGAACTACAATAGCTAAAGAGCTTCCTAAACTTGGGAGACTTTTACGCGACATAATGATGGGTGTTATACAATCTAATCCTTGGGCTAAACAAAACTCATTAGAAACTGTAAATAGAAAAGGTTTTAATCATCCATTGATAGAGACTGCAACTATGGTTAACGATATTGAGTTTAGATTAGTAAAAGATGTCGGTAGGAAACGAACTAAAGGTTTCTTTGGAGGAGCTTAGATGGCAAACGGTATACCCCAGTTATGTACTTTCTCTGGTCAATCTGTAATTAGAAAGAGAAGAGAAGGTGACACATATGTTGGTGGAAGGCTTTCAGAAGGAACGGTAACTGTAACTGAAGATATTCCAGCTTCTGTTCAACCTTTAACATCTGCTTATATGAGAGCAATCTCTCAATTGATGGAAGGTAAAAGATCAAGTGGTTGGATAGTAGTTTTTTGTGAAGTTAACACTTTTAGAGAAGCTAATGATAAAACTGGTACTCCATCTGATATATTAACTTATGAAGATGAAGAGTACGAAGTTCAAAAGGTTGATCATAGAACTGGTAGAAGATTGAGACACGACCAAGTATATGCTTCGAGGGTAGATTAATGGCTATAGATATTAAAGCTCTTGAAGATCAAATACACACTATCTTGGAACCTGTAATAATTAACACAGACCCAAATGCAATACTGATTATCGAACCTAATGAAGGTAATACACTTGATAGCTTCGTCAGTATGAAATATGAGCGTTTAGTTAAAAATGGTCTTACAGATATTGGTGAAGTAGATTCTGACGGTAATGTTACAGTAAAAGCTCAGTATGATATCACTTTTAAGTTTACCTCTTTTGGGGATAATGCGAAAAATATACTCGCTGACTTAAACTTTGCTTTAACAGATAACATTATTATTCACGAATCTTTAGTTGCTATTAATCTCTTTCAATTTGGTTCAACTATTAAAACCGATGTACCAAACTTCAGAGACACAGCTTGGGAAGAAAGTGACCAGATTACTGTATCTTTTCATTACGCACATGAAGAAGTTGTTCATGTAAGCTTAATTGAACAGGTTACGATAGATGGTATATATAAAGATATAACAGACGTAATTGTTTTACAAACAACACAAACTATTAATGCACCTTAAAGGAACACAAACAAATGAGTGATATTGAACAAATCATTGATGTACAAGTATCTCGTGAAACATCAGCAGTAACACAAGCTGGTTTCGGAGTTATGATGTTTTTGGGTCTTCACAAAAGATTCAACGAAAGAGCTTTAGAATTTTCTTCTACTGCTGATATGCTAACTGCTGGATTTGAAGTTACAGATAAAGAGTACTTAGCTGCTTCTGTATACTTTGGACAAACAGTATCTCCAAAGAAAATCTACATCGGTAGACAAGCTGCTGATGATGTACAAACTATCACTGTTTCTGCTGCTGGTGGTGCTGGTGAAACTTACACTGTCACAATTGATGGTGGAAATGGAGCAGAAGTATTTACAAGAACCACATCTGGTTCTGAAACTGCTGCTGTTGCCGCTGCTGCTATGGATGCACTTATTAATGGGTCAGGTACACTAGATGTAACTGCTGATGATAGTGCTGCTGATGGTACTATGACATTGACTCCTACTGTAGCTGGAACACCGTATACTCTGTTTACTTCTAGTAACATAACAACATCACTAACAGTTTCAGAGACTTTTGCAGACGCTCTTGCGGCTGTAGATGCAATTGCAGACTTCTATGGTATTGCAACTTACTCACACTTAGAAGCTGATATACTTTCTGTAGCAACTTATGCA